ACCCGGCGAAGGTCACCACCTACACCACCAAGTCCCGGAAGGGCAAGACCTACCAGGCGAAGCGCCACACGGCCCGTCAGCTCCGACCGCGCAACCGGTCCGGCTACGTGTTCGGTCCGGCGGTCGCTGAGATGGTTCCCCGTATCGCCGCCCTCTGGACCCAGACAGTCGTCCGGGTCATGGCCGAAGCATTGGAAGGCAAGTCAAATGGCTAAGGGCCTGACCCTCGACATAGCAGCGAACACCCGTCAGTTCCTCACCGGCACGAAGGACGTGGTGGCCGGGCTCGACGACGTGGCGGACAGCCTCGACGACCTGACGGCGGACAGCGCCCGTCAGGCCGATCGAGCTGGCGACGCCCTGGCGGACGGGTTCGAGTCCGGCACCCGCGACGCGGCCCGCGAGGTCGAGCGCCTGGGCGACGACCTGAACGACCTGGGCGACGACGCTCGGAAGGCGGGAGACGACGCCGGGGACAAACTCGCGGACGGGATCGAGGACGGCCAGAAGGACGCCTCGGACGCCCTGGAGCGGGTGGAGAAGTCGTTCCGCGAGGTCGCCACGGCGGCCCGCAAGGAGTCGGCCGACATGGGCGACGACCTCGGGAAGAACGTCAAGCGCGGGACCGAGGAGGCCGAGGGCGGCCTGAACGAGTTCAAGGACGAGGCCAACTCGACGGCCAAGGAGTCGGCGGCCTCGTTCGACGGGTCGGCCGAGTCCATCGTGGACTCGTTCCAGGAGATCGCCGCGAACGCCTTCGCCGGGTTCGGCCCGGCCGGTGCGATCGCTGGCCTCGCGATCGCGGCCGGGATCGGCCTCGGCGCGGCCGGGATCGAGAAGAACAAGGAGCGGACCGAGGAGCTGAAGCAAAAGACCTCGGACCTGACGGACCAGTACATCGAGGTCGGCGCGACCGGCCGACAGAGCATGGTCGGGATCGCGGACGAGGTGCGCGAGCTGGCGACCGCGACCGGCGACGGCGAGCTGAACCTGGGTGCCCTCCGTGAACAGGCCGAAAAGACCGGGCTGCCGTTCGAGCGGATCGGTAAGGCCATGGCGGGCGACCGCGACGAGCTGGACCGGCTCATCGAGTCGACGACCCGGCATATCGACGCGATCGACGAGCAGCAGCAGAGCCAATACCAGGGGGCTGCCGGGTTCGCCCGAGCGACCTCCGAGAGTGAGCGCCAGCGCGACGCCCTCCTGGAGCTGCGTACCCAGCTCCAGGACACGAAGACGATGACGGACGACGCGGCCGAGGCGAGTCGCCTCTACGCCGAGGTCGACGACGGCCTGGCCGAGAAGGCGGCGAACGCCGAGGACTACGCCGAGACGTTGCAGGGTGCCTACGCCGAGGCGGGCTCGTCGATCGAGGAGTTCTACAAGGACGGCAAGTTCAACCTGGACGCCTACAACGCCGAAATGGAGGCGTCGGCCACCGCGATCAACAACTACCAGAAGAACGTCGTGGCGGCCTCCGAGTACCTCTCGGACGAAGCGCTGGCCTATATCCAGTCCCTCGGCCCCGAGGCGGCACCGGCCCTCCAGGCGTTCATTGACGCCCCGCTGGACCAGCGCCAGCGGACCGCGAACAACTGGGACGCGATCGGCCAGACCTCCAGCGGGGCGTTCAAGGGGCGCATGACGAACGACCTGTCCGGCGCGTCGTTCGCGTCGACCGTCGTCATGAATCCCGACATGAGCCGGATTCAGGCCGAGCTTGCCCGTACCAGGACGATCAACATTCTCGCTAGGATCACCAATCAATCAGCCTTGCCGGGCTCGAACCCGGCCCGAAACGGAATGGGTGTCCCGTGAGCATCAGTGTTACGACCGGCCGCGTTATCTCGACGACGACGTACGCCTACGGGTGGGAGGGGACGCCGGGCTCGTCCGAGGCGATCGAGCGGGTGAACGGCGTCATCGCCCGGCGGAACTACGCGGTTCGCCGGGCGACGCCCACCCTCGCGGGCGACGCGAGTTCACCGACGACGACTGTCGCGTACCGGGGCGAGCCCTGGCGCGTGTTCAGCCGATCCGGCGCGGGCACGGTCGGGACGTTCCGGTTCGGCCTGTCGGGCGTCGTGCCGGTCGGGACGCTGCTGTCGGCGTCGCTGCTGCTGGGGAACGACGGGTCTAGCCCCGTGACGGTCACGCTCGACGTGGGCGACGAGAACACCCAGACAGTCTCGGTCGACCCTGGGGCGAGTGTGTACGTCACCACCTTCGCCTCGCCCGCCTCGACCGGCCTCCAGTTCGTCGACCTGGAGCTGTCCGGCGCGGCGAACCTTCGGGTCCTCGTGAACGAAATCATGATCGAGCGCGACGTGGAACGGCCGGGCGCATTCTTCAACCCGGCCACGCCCGGCCGCACGGACACCGTGTACGAGGCCGTGAAGCCGATCCTGACGAGCGCGTACGACGTGACCCAGGACTCTCGAAACGTCGTGAAGGACGTGCTGGGCCGGGCATACCCCGACGTCATCCTGTTCCCCGCCGGGCCTCGGAAGGGCCGCCTGACGTGGTTGTTCGAGACGGTGGACCAGGCCCTCGAATGCGTGCGCCTCCACCGCAACACGGACGTTCTGACCTTCACCGATACCGAGCTGCCCGGGATCGGCATGACCTACGTCCTGAACGGGACGATCGGCGCGGCCCCGGACTGGCAGAAGCCCGACCGGTGGACCGTCTCTCTCGACTTCCTGGAGGTCGTGGCATGATCCGCCGTCCGACGATCACGGCCGTCCTGAAGGTCGGCACGTCGACCTACCCGCTGAGCGTCCTCCCTGAGGGGTCGATCACGAAGGACGAAGCATGGGCGCCGCACTTCCAGGGGCAGATCGTCATAGCTCGCCCGTCTCTGACGGTCCTCGCGCTGATTGACCCGGACCTCGACGCCCGGGTGGTCCTGACCCTCGGGATCGACAACCCGACCAGCTCGGTCGTCCTCGAGCTGAACGTCCTGGCGAAACAGGTCGAGAAGGACCGTATCGGGATCAGCCTGGCCTCGAACGAGTCCAAGCTCCAGGCGTTCTCGCGAGTCGCCACGACCCCCGACCGGACCGCCTGGCAACAGCAGAGCAGCCTTCGGACGATCGTCACCACCGCGATCTCGAAGGTCCCGAACGTCCCGACGACGGTCGACTGGTTGGCCGACCTGACGGCCTTCAGGACGTACTCGGCCGCCGAGAACCTACTGGCCCAGTGGGGCTCGTTCGAGAACAACTCGGTCGCTGGGTTCGGTGCAGGGGCTAACACGATCGCCTCCTCGACGGCGTGGGCCAACTCGGGGGCCTACTCAATGGTCATCACCCCGAACAGTGCGACCTCGAACGACTCGTACGCCGACCTACCGATTCAGAACCTCGTGGGCTCCCGCACCGGGAAAGTGTTCACGATCCGCGCCCAGCACCGCCGCACCGCGAACCAGGTCAGCAGCCCGGCACCGCACGCCCGAGCCCGGTCTATCTGGGTCCGCGCCGACGTGGACGGGCAACTGACAACGCTCGCCCAGTCGACCCAGGCGGCGAACGCGGCCGGTGTGTCGACCCTTCAGGTCGCGTTCACGATCCCTCGGGGGGTCGTGACGAACCTCACGATCCGGTTCTACAACGGCACCGTGTCGGGCTCGACGAGCGCGACCTGGTTCGACGACATAGCCATGTTCGAGGGGAACGGCCTTGACACGAACCTGGCGCTGATCGTCCCGTTCACCGGGGCGACCACGAACACGTCCGAGTACCGGTACGACTGGACCGGCACGGCGTACGCCTCGACGGCCACGAGGACCCCGATCCTCGATAGGCCGGCCGATTCGCTCACCTGGTCGCCGGGGCAAACGGCGTGGGATTTCATAACGCCGCTGCTCCAGTCGGCGGGGCTCCGACTGATCCCGTTCATGGCGACCTCGACCGCGACGGCCCGGTGGCAAGTCGTCACGAACGAGTACCCGTACCGGTCCAAGACGACCCTTCAGGACGCCGAGGTCATCGCCGCCGGGAACAACCTCTACGCCCTGACCGAGCTGGTCAGCCTGACGGCCTCCCAGAGCGACGGGACGCCCCTCTACGCCGACGCGGTGGTGGTTCATTACCAGTGGCGCGACACGACCACCGGGGCCGACATGGAGGCGTACGACACCGCTGGGCCGACGACGGCGAAGCGGGCGTACTACGTCGAGCGTCGAGACGTTGGGTACCCCGGGCCAGGGGCGGCTGCCTACCTCCTGGCCCGGCTGGTCGCCCGACGCCGACAGCTCGGGGTGACCGCCGCGATCGACTACGGCACCGCCCCGGGCCAGCTCATCCAGGTCCGGTCGGCCGAGGGGGACGTGTTCACCGGCTACCTCGACGCGGTGGTCCTCGACCTCGCCCAGCAGGAGATGACCGTCCGCACGAAGGGGATGGTACTGACCCCGACGACGGCGTACCAGCAGCAGCCCGATACGCTGACGTACGACACGATCGGCTCGACCGTGACGTACGACAGCTTCACCGCATAGACCCATATAGATCGCAATAGAGGAGACGACACCATGGCAGTAGGCGACGCGGCGGCGGCGAAGGGGCTCGTAACGGTCCCCTCGACCGAGCCCATGAACAACGGGTACAACCGGCACAACCAGCGCGGCGACGAGCTGGCGGCGGTGATCGACCGGCTCGCGGCCGTCGAGCTGACCGCCCTCAACCCGCCCATGTTCTCGGTCCAGCGGTCGAACCGGGCTCAGGCGGTCGGGCATAACGCCTGGTCGCAGATCGTCGCGACGGCCCTCGCGACACCCCTTATCAACAAGGGGTTTGCCTCGTACTCGGCCGGGGCGCTGACGATCACGAAGCCCGGCGTGTACCAGGTCGGCGCACACGTCCAGTTCTACGGTCGCCCCTTCCGCACGGTCGGCGTCCAGCTCGTGAAGAACAGCTACCCACAGGGGGCCACGAGTGACCAGCGCGTCGACACCCTCGACATGCTGGCAAAGGACGAGTGGGGCGGCGACGGCGGCGGCGTCGTGGACGCTGCGACCGCGACGGCCTACAACCTCGTACGGCTGGCGGCCGGTGACGTGATCCGCCTGTTCGTCCTCCAGCGCAACACCCAGGGCGCGACGGTCGAGGCCGGTCGCGTTCCCGGCGACCTCACCTGGTCTATGGTGTGGGTCAACAACTAACAGGAAGGTTCGACCATGACACACTCGCCGCTCACCGACGCGATCCGACTCAGCCCCCAGAACGGCCCCCGAGACGGGGTGAAGATCAAGGGGGTCCAGCTCCACCACCAGGCCAGCACGAACAACGAGGCGACGATCGCCATGATGGTCAACCGGACGCGCCAGGTGTCCGCGAACTACGTCGTGTCGAACGAGGGCGTCGCGACGCTCGTCGTCGACGAGGACCGCCGGGCCTGGACCTCGGGCTCACCGATCGACGACAAGGCCGCCGTGACGTTCGAGATCGAGAACGAGACGGGCGCGCCCACCTGGTCGATCTCGTCGGCCGCCTTCCACAAGGTCGCCCGCCTGATCGCGGACCTGTCGAACCGCTACGGGTTCCCGATCAACCGGACCACCGTCTACGGCCACCGCGAGCTGTGGACCCGCTACCGCCGGTCCTACTCGACCGCGTGCCCCGGCGGCCTCGACCTCGACGGCATCGTGCGCCAGGCCCAGGAGTACCAGCGGGGCACGGGCGGCGTCGTCAAGCCCCAGCCCGCCCCGGCCTCCCAGGTGGCCGTCCCCGCCTTCCCGCTCCCGGCCGGGAGCTACTTCGGTCCCAAGTCCGGCCCGGCCGCGTCCGTGTCCGGCTACTTCAGTCACCGGTCCGACCTCGCCCGCTGGCAGGGCCGCATGGCCGAGCGCGGGTGGGACCTGTCGACGGACGGCCTGTACGGCCCTCAGACGGCCGCTGTCGCCCGCGCCTTCCAGCAGGAGAAGGGCCTGGGCGTCGACGGCCTGATCGGCCCTCAGACGTGGGCCTCGGCCTGGTCGCTGCCGGTCACCTGATCCACCCACCCATTCGAGTTATCCACAGTTAGGAAAACCTGTGAACAAGTTCAGCGTCATCATCCTGTCCGTCGTCGTCGTGTTCCTGATCGCCCTCGTGGCCGGGTTCGTCTACCTCGAAGGCGCGGGCCGCCCGACCTCGACGTTCGTGATCTTCGCGACCGGGCTCGTCGGCCCGATCCTCGCGGTCCTGCCGGTCGTCTACAAGCAGCAGGAGACGGCCCGCAAGATCGACACGATCGGCCGGAACGTGAACGGCAACACGACCCGCCTGTTCGACGCCGCGACCGGCGGCGAACCCCTCCAGGACGACGAGCGCGCTCGCATCCTCGGGGACCTGCGTCAGCTCCCGTCCCACCCGGACCAGCAGCCGCCGCGCCACGCTGCCGAGTAGGCCGCACGACGAAGGCCCCGGACCTGATCGGTCCGGGGCCTTCCGTCTGCCTAGCGGCGGCCGAAGCGCTGGTACGCGGCCGACCGGGTGACGCCCAGGGCTCGGGCGATGAAGTCCCAGGAGAACCGCTCCCGCTGGCCGTGGACGGCCGTGTGCAGCGCCTCATCCATGGCCGTTACCAGGCTGACCATTCGAGCCAGGTCGAGATCGTCCCCGTCCGCCACGCGCCGCCCGTAGCGCCGGATCAGACGTTCGAGCATGTCCGCGTAGTCGGCCGTCTCGTACTCGACCTTTGCCCGCTTGCGACCCATGATGCCCCCTCGTGTAGTTCGTCGATTTGACGTTTAGATGATCTAAACGCACAGATCGTTGCAAGTCAACTCGACTCGTGCAATGATCGTTGCACAACGAAAGGATGGACCGAATGGCCCTCTACGGAATCACCCCCGACATGACCCTGGAGCAGCGCTACCAGGCGCGCCAGGCGTACCTCGCGAAGCGGGCCGCCGTCGTGCCCCCGACCTTCACCGAGTACGTTCGGGCGCACAACGTCGCCCTGGCGGCCGAGGGGTTCGGCGGCGTGTCGATCATGCAACTCGTCGGCGTGTTCGAGAGCTACGTGAACGCCTCGATCCGAAGGGTGGCCCCTCGTGCCCAGCGCTGACGGCCGCCTGATCTTCGCGTCCGACCTCGCCGGGTCGGCCGAGGCCGCCCGCGCGTACGGCGTCAGCCGGTCGACGCTCGTCCGCCGGATCGAGGCCGGGACGATCGTCCCCCTCGCGAAGCTCGACGGCACCGGCTACGTGTTCGACGGCTCGACCCTTCCCCAGCCCCAGGAGGACAAGTGAGCTGGCAAGCCATGGCGGCCGTCGACGCGCTGCCTCACGACCTGATCGGGTACGGCCCATTCCGCGTGCTGCTGAAGCTCGCGAACGTGGCCGACAGCGAAGGCCGAGGGGCCTTCCAGTTCGACCCGAAGCTAGCGAACGAGCTGGGCGTGTCGGTCCGCTCGATCATCCGGTGGCGCGCCGAGCTGGAGGGCCAGCAGCTCGTCCGCCGAGGCGACCAGAAGCGGGTCGGCTACTGGCGCGGCGGGAACCGCCCGATCGTCTACGACGTGAACATGCACGCGGCCCCCACGACGACGCCCCTGGTCGTTACCGAGGAGCTGCTGGGCTTCGACTTCGAGGCGTACAACGTCGACCCTGTGGCCGTCCAGTGCCCGAATAACGCGGGCGGGCCGCACCGACCGGACCCGTTCTCGGGCTACTGCCTATGCGGCATCCGGGTCGACACCTGACAGGGTTATCCACAGGTTACTGACACCTGACACGCGACCTGACAACTGCTGTCATTCCATAGAACAGAACAAGAGAACACTTACTAAGACTTACCAAGGTAACCAGACAGAGCATGTCAGGTCTGCCGCAACTCGAAAGGTAACATACGACATGACGAACGCATTCGACCGTTGGAAGGCGACGCAAGAGCGCCGCGCGCTGGAGCTGCGTGAGCGCCAGGTGGCCCTGCTAGGCGGTCCGCGCCCGACCACCGCAACTACGAGCAGCGCGAGCGCTGCCGACCCCCTGGGGCGCTTCGCGCCCGTTGGCCTGGGTAGGTGGCGCGTCGAGCGCGCTGGGTCGCTGACGGGCGGCTACGGCCTCGGCTGGGTCGCCTACAGCGGCGTCAACCTCGACACCCACGGCGCGTGGTTCGCGACGTGGGGCGAGGCCATGGCGCACGCGGTCCGCGAGGCGGTCTAAGAGCAGCATGGACACGACGCCGATCCCGACCCTGCTCGTCCTCGCGTCGATCGCGTGGACGGCCCTGACCGTCATCACGGTCCGCGACCTTCGCAAACGAAAGTGAGACATGACATGCCTACCCCGCTGAATGTTCGAATTAAGGCCCGCGTGAACGCCGACCTTGACGTTCGCCTGGCCGTCTCGGCCGACGACTACACCCACCCTGTGACCCTGACGCTGACGCCCGATGAGGCCGCGATCGTCGCCCGGTGGCTCACTGAGGCCGCCGAGACGGCTGTGCACGAGTCGCGCGCCCGCCGTCGCTCGTGACCAGCCCGATCGTCCGCGCCGCGATCGAGCGGGACACCGAGCTACGGCGCGAGTTCGACGAGGTGCGTCACGCGGCGTACGTGGCGGCCCTGGAGGCCACGAGGGGGCACATGCTCAACCCTCGCGGCCTTCGGGCCGGTGTCGACGCCTTCGACCTGTTCCGGTCGAACACCCAGACGGCCATGGCCTACGCCTCGGCCGAGCTGGTCGAGTGGTGGATCAAGCACCCTCGGATGACATATGCCAGCTATGCCCGTCAAATGGAGTACGGAATATGAGTCAGCACCACCGCAAGGTCAAGTGGTCCACCCTCTCGCGCAAGTATCGCGCCCAGATCGCCCCGCTGCTCCCGCTGCCCTGCGTGAACCGCTGCGTCATGGGCGGCACGGTCTACCCCGATCAGCAGTGGGACGTGGCCCACGTGAACGACCTGGCCGAGGGAGGCGAGACGGGACGCAACGACGTAGGCCCGGCTCACGTCAAGTGCAACCGAGGCGACGGTGGACGCAAGGGCGCGGCGATCACGAACCGAGGCAGGAGCGCCGCCACGGCCGCCGCGAAGGGCAGACGAGAGTGGTGATCCCCGAGGTCCCGTACGTCGAGGAGCTGCTGTCCCAGGGCCTCGCGACTGTGGTCGGCCGGTCGGGCAAGGGTGAGCCCACCCACCACCGCCTCACGGCCGAGGGCCAACGGGTCGTATACGCTGCCATGCATGCGCGCGCCGCGCGTGCCAAGATCGCCAGCATGAGGGCACTAGACCCCGAGGGAACCGACGACATGACCCAGCAGCACCAGCCGCTCAGGCCCGAGATCACTGTGGCCCAGTGCCCTCTCGTGAACCAGCACGGCACGCGCTGCACCCAGGTCGAGGGCCACGCCGAGCGCTGGGGCACGAAGCACAACGCCGACGTGACGTTCGAGACGTACGCCGACCTGCACCGCCGCATGATCGAGTCGGTGGCGTCGTGACCGCGCCCCGATCGGTGCGCGTTCCGTCTCAGAACGCCGCGCTTTTTGACATGCCAGCGGAACCCCCGCTAGGCGTCAGCACAACTTTCTCTCACACTGGGGGCGGCCCCGGGTCGCGCCCGGGTCGGCCAGGCCGGCGAACCCACGGGGGCATGTGGCCCGAGCCGATCACCCCCACGATCCAGCAGAGTCACGGCCAGATTCTCGGGGGGACCGCCCGCGTCGAACCCTTCCCGATCGTCGTCCTGCCCCAGACTCGCCGCGACTCTGGGCGGCCCGCGCTGTTCGCCTCGGCGTTCATGCGGTCCTCGGAATGGGAGCACGAGTTCCTGACCGGCGCGAACCTCCTCGGGTTCAAGCCGACGCCCCAGCAGTGGATCATCGCGGACGCCCTGAACGCTCACGACTTCGGGGAGGCCGACGAGGAGGACGCGGACGCGGACCTCGGGCTCGACGAGGACGTGAGCGTGTTCGGTGCCGACGAGGGCCTGTGGCCGGTGAATCCGACCATGGGCGTCTGCGTGCCGCGTCGAGCTGGCAAGACCTCGGCGCTGCTCGCGGTCGCCCTCGGCCGCTGCGTCCACCGCGAGCTGTACACGGTCCTGTTCACGGCCCAGTCGGGCACGAAGGCCCGCGACCGGTTCCTGGACATGGCTAAGACCCTCGATCGCCTGTGGCCGAACGAGTACGAGCGGGGGTTCCGGCTGCTGAAGGGTGCCGGTCACATGGCCGTCGAGTTCGCGAACGGCGCGTACCTCCAGGTCGTCCCGCCTCAGCAGGAGTCCTTTCGCGGCGACGCGGGCGATCTCATCATTCTCGACGAGGCCCAGGAGCATGACGAGGCCAGCTCTGCCGACCTGGAGGCGGGCGTGCTGCCCGTCATGGACACCCGCCCGGGCGCTCAGCTCGTCGTCGCGGGCACGGCGGGCGAGCATCGCTCGGGCCTGTTCTGGCGGACGCTGGAGCTGGGGCGCGAGGGCCAGGCCCGGACCGGCATCGTCGAGTTCGCCGCGCCCGAGGGTCAGGTGTCAGCGGCCGACCTGACGACGGACGGCGTGAAGGACTGGGTGAAGGCCCGGCCGGTCATCATTGCTGCTCACCCTGGGATCGGCACGACGACGACCCTGGCCGTCGTCAAGGAGCGATTCGCGAAGCTGCCCCTTCCCCAGTTCATGCGCGAGTACCTGGGTATCTGGCCCGAGGACTTCACCCGGTCCGCGATCGACCCGAAGCGCTGGAGGGCGTGCGAGCTGGAGGACTTCGCGGTCCGGCCGACCGACTTCGCCCTGGCGTTCGACGTGAACCCGAACGGGTCGAGTGCGGCGATCGCGGCGGCCTGGAGGGCGGACGGCGTGGCCTACGTCGAGGTCATCAAGCACGAACCCGGCGTCGAGTGGCTGGTCCCCGAGCTGGTCCGTCTCTCGAAGAAGTACAAGGCGACCATTGGACACGACACCGTGGGCGCGGCGCTGGCCGAGGCCGAGGCACTGGACCGTCAGCGCCCGAAGCCCCGGACCCGCCCGATCGGGTACAAGGACATTGGCGCTGCGTGCGCCGCGTTCATGAAGGAGATCAACCAGGAGGGCCTTCGGCACCCGGCCGACGCGAGCCTGAACGACGCCGCCGCGAAGGTCGTCAAGCGCGACCTGGGCGAGAACGCCTGGGCCTGGGGTCGACGTAAGTCGGTCGACGTGGACATAGCCCCGCTGGTCGCCGCGACGAACGCCCTCAGGGTCTACGACCTGACCGCTCGCCGCGCCCCCGGCGGCGGCGGCATGATGACCGCGACGAAGCTCGCGCGCATGCGCCAGCAGGAGGCGGCGCGCCGCTAGTCGCGGCTGTCAGTGGCCGTCTGCTACTCTCGCGGCCATGGCAAAAGTACGGGCTCTCAGACTGCTGGAGGCCGCCGGGGACATAACCGGCCGCGCTCCGACCACCCGCGTCGCGTCGCCCATGGCGGACCGCCGCCTGAACCGGCCGGTCATCGAAGCCGTGTTCGGGACAGGTGAAGCGCCCCTGTCCCGGGCCGACGCCATGACGATCCCGCCGGTCGTCAAAGCTCGGTCCGTCCTCGTGTCTCAGATCGCCCCAGCGCCGCTCGTCGTGCTGGAGGGCGCTGAGCGCAAGGACGACCTGGGTAACTGGTTGCAGCAGACGGACGGCGCGATCTCGCCCTGGCACCGCATGGCCTGGACGATCGACGATCTCCTGTTCGTCGGGTGGTCCGTGTGGGCCGTCGAGCGCGACGCGGACGGCACGATCACCCGGGGCGAGCGCGTCCCGGTCGAGCTGTGGGAGTTCCAGGCGGACGGGACCCTCCTGATCGACGGGGCCGGGGTCGATGAGGAGTCCGTCATTATCTTCGCCGGTCCCTCCGAGGGGTTCCTGGAGTACGCCCAGCGGTCGCTCCGTGGGGCTCGGATCATCGAGGAGCAGTGGGTCAAGCGCTCGAAGAACCCCGTTCCGATCGTCGAGCTGCACATGCTGGACGAGTCGCGGGCCATGGACGACCAGGAGGTTATCGACCTCGTGGCCGACTACATGGACGCCCGTAACGACGTGAACGGGACGGTCGCCACGACGCCCTCGTGGGTCGAGCTGAAGGTCCACGGCGAGCAGGCCCCACAGCTCGCGATCGAGGCGCGTAACTACGTCAAGGTCGACGTGGCGAACTTCACCGGCCTCCCCGCCTCGGCGCTCGACGGGTCGGTGTCCCAGGCGTCGCTCACCTACTCGACCCAGGAGGGTAGCCGAAACGAGATCGCGGACTACACGCTGTCGTACTGGTCCGACCCGATCGCCTTCAGACTGTCTCAGGACGACGTGACCCCCTCGGGGACGCGCGTCCGATTCGACTTCGGTAACCTCCGAACGACGACGCCGGTAGCGACCGGCCCGATTGCAAAGGACTGACATGACAGACGTTCAGATCATGGCGGGTACGCTCACCGCCTCGGCCGAGGACAGGGTGGTGTCCGGCCTCCTGGTCCCCTACGGGGAGGTCGGGCGGACCAACCTCGGGAAGTTCGAGGTTCCCCCGGGAACGCTCAACCTCCCGACCGATCTCTCGACCTGCCTGGCGAACCTCGACCACGAGCGCGAGCAGCCCGCCGCCTCGGCGCTCACCCTGACCGACACCCCCGGCGGTGTCGTCGCCTCGTTCCGCGTGGCGAAGAACAAGCAGGGCGACACGCTGCTGGCCGAGATCGCGGACCCGAGCAACCCGAAGGCGCGCCGCAACCTGTCGGCCGAGATCGCGAACGTCGTGATCCGCGCCGGGAAGATGGTCAGCGGCGACCTGTTCGGCGGCGCGTTCGTCGAGCGGGGCGCGTTCCCGTCCGCGACGCTGCTCGCCGCTGACGTGGGCGAGGAGGACGACCCCGAGGACACCCCCTCGGACGAGGCCACCACCACGACCGAAAAGACCTCGCGGGAAGTCACCCGCGAGGACGGCTCGGTCTACATCGAGAACACCGAGACGACGACCGTCGTCGACGGAGACAAGACCACCGTGACGAACGTCGTCACGATGGAGGACAAGCCCTCAGAGCAGGGCGGAACGGAAGAGGACGACATGGGCGCGAAGGCACCGACCGGGCTGTTCAAGGCCACCGACGCGGCGAAGGCGGGACCCACCTTCGCCCAGATCATGCGAGGCGTCCACCAGGTGCGCCACGGGCACGCCGACGACACCGTGCTGGCGATGCTGCGAGGCAACGCCGGTCCCGGCGCGGCGACGCTGTTCGCGGCGCTGAACGACGTCAAGTACGACGCCGACGCCAAGAACCCGGCCCAGGCGATCAACCCGTTCCCCCAGTGGGTCGGGGAGCTGTGGGACGGCCTCACGTTCGAGCGCGACGTGATCGACCTCCTGGACGGTCCGAAGGCCCTGACGGCCGCGACGATCGCCGGGTGGAAGTGGGAGACGAAGCCCCAGGGCGGCGACTGGGCGGGCAACAAGACCGCCGTGCCGTCGAACACCCCGACGGCGGTCCCCTACGAGTCCGGCACCGACTACTTCGCGGGGGCTCACGACCACGCGAACGAGTACCGGCACTTCCCGAACGAGACGTACTGGACCTCGTACTACGAGGCCATGCGCGAGTCGTACGGCCGGTGGAGCAACGACAAGGCGCTGGCCTACCTGAACGCCGCCGCGACGGCGCTCGAAGGCGACGCGGCCCCGGCCGGGCTCGCCCTCGGCCTGTCGCTGCTGGTCGACGGCGCGGTCGAGGTCGTCGCGAACGACGCCCTGCCGACCTTCGCCCTGATCGAGCCCGCGCTGTACAAGGGCATGCTGAAGTCGACCCAGAACAACGTCCTGGGCTACCTGTCGGCCGCCCTCGGGTTCCAGGAGGGCGACCTCCAGGGGTTCAAGATCAGGCCCAAGAAGGGCCAGGTGGGCGTCACGGTCGGCGCTCGTGAGGCCGTCTCGTTCTACGAGCTGCCGGGCGTGCCCCTGCGGATCGAGGCCGAGGACCTGACGAAGGGCGGGCTGGACACCGGCCTGTTCGGCTACGTCGGCCACGTCGTCCACAAGGAGGACGCGGTGCAGCACGTCTACGCGAAGGGCTCCCTGCCCTCGGGTAGCTAGTCCTCAGGGGGTCGGGCTCAGGCCCGGCCCCCTTCCCCTTGTAGGTTTCGGCTAGGCCGGCCTGTAGACATTCGACAAAGGACACCCCTTGAACCTCGCCCCATACCTCGAAGATTTCGGGCCGTTCACGGTCGGGGACGCCCCTCGTGGGACCTTCCCGGTCGAGTACACCGAGCCCCACGAGACGACCGTCGTCGGCCTCCCTGACGACGCCCTCGTGTCGGCGTGGATCGCCTCGCCCCTCGGCCACCGGTTCGAGGTCCCGATCAGCCTCCCCGACGCTGACGCCCTGCCTGACGACCCTCAGACGTTCAACTACCCGGCCGACCTGGCGCTGAGCCTCCCGGGTATCTGGTCGCTCGTCGTCCAGGTGAACGGCCAGACGATCCGCCCGGCCCGGTTCGTCGTCCAGGCGATCGACGGGTGGCACACCCTCGACACCGCCCGCGACGAGTGGCGCGACGCCGAGGCGATCGCGGACGCCGCCCTGTGGAACCTCCTGGAGTCGGCCCGCGTCCAGTGCGCCAGCTTCGCCCCGCCGATCACGGGGTTCCCGCCGGTCACGTACCTCCAGGCCCAGATCATGCAAGCCCGCGCGCTGGCCCGATCCATGACCGCCCAGGAGCGCGACCAGCTCGGGGAGGGTGAGTTCTCCGTAACCGTCTACCCCCTCGACCACACGATCCGCGCGCTGCTCCGTCCGAAGCGCGGCACCCCGGGGAGGATCTAGTGTCGACCCGGACCGAGCTGGCCGACCTCGTGCGCGGCATCCTGCCCCGCCGAGGGTGGACCGTCCTGGCCTACGAGGACGACCTGGACGAGATCACGACCTCGACGGTCCTGATCTCCCTCCAGCGGATCAGGCGTCACCCTCAGGCCCCACAGGGGGCCCTCCTGGAGACGTACAAGCTTCGCCTGGCCGTCCCCTCGGAAGTGCCCGCTACGCGCGCCCAGCAGCTCGACACGGCCGCTGAGGCCCTACTGTTGGGGCTGGAGGGTCTAGGTTCCGGCATCGCCTGGGAGGAGGCGACGAAGGTTCTCCACCGCGATCGTTACCTGGCGCTCGACGTGGACGTGACCGTGACCAGCACCCGAACCCCCACCGAACCCACCACCACCAAACGAAAGAGGTAGAACCATGGCAAGCATCGCAATCAAGCCGTTCGTGCTGAAGGACACGCTGCTGAAGATCGGCGCGGACAACTACGAGGCCCACGTCTCGACCGTCCAGTTCGACCCGAACAGCTCGATCGTCCGCTGGCGGGGCATGACCCCCTCGGCCGTGTTCAGCGACGCGACGACCGCCGACTGGACCTGTGCCCTCGGCTACGCCCAGGACTGGGCCACCGCGTCCAGCCTGTCGGCCTACCTCCTCGCGAACGAGGGCAAGACCGTCACCGCCGATTTCTACCCCGTCAAGGGTGGGAACGGGTTCCGAGCTGATCTCGTCATCACGCCCGGCTCGATCGGCGGCGCGGGCGACAGCGTGGCGGCCGCGACGGTCACCCTGGCCGTCAAGGGCAAGCCGGTGGGCATCACGTCCGCCGGGGCCGTGATCGCCTAGTTCAGCGTTTAGGCGACCTAAACACTAAAACCGCAAGCGAAGGGACGGCCTGGGATGATCCGGCTAGACGTAAACGGACTGCCTCAGCTCCAGGCCGTCCTCCTCGCGGTGAAGGCCGCCGACAAGGGCATTCAGAAGGCGATCCGTCAGCAGACGAAACAGGTCGTCGAGCCCGAGTGGAAGCGGGCCATGGCCGAAAGGTCCGAGAACCTGCTGGAGTCCCGCGTCCTCGTGGCGACCGCGACGACCCTGATCTCGAACCAGAACGTCAGGCTGCGGTCGGCCACGAAGGGCCGCAAGCTGTCGGGCGGCCTCGACCCGAAGGCCGAGTATTTCGCCGCCGAGTACGGCGGCGACCCGGCGAAGGTCACCACCTACACCACCAAGTCCCGGAAGGGCAAGACCTACCAGGCGAAGCGCCACACGGCCCGTCAGCTCCGACCGCGCAACCGGTCCGGCTACGTGTTCGGTCCGGCGGTCGC